CATCCCCAGTTAAAGTCAAGTGACCAATAGCATCGGTTAAACCCCCGTTATCTTCGAGATAGGGGATTCCGAAAAAAGTAGTTCCTTCTACAACAACCGAGCTAAAATCCAAGTTGTGGAGGTTAGGAAACAGGTTAGAAAAGGCCTGGATATATGACGGACTTCTATGAGTTAAGGTATTTTTCTCGGCCATATCGTGATTACCTGAGATCATGTAAATCTGGACATCCGGGTATTCCTCAAAAATCTGGGTAAGGTTAGAAGATAAGTAATTAAGAAGTTTATTAGTAACTTCTCCCGGGTTGTTAAATAAGTCCCCCCCAAAGAAAACCGGACATTTATTCCTGTATGCAAGCCTGACGATGTTCTCGAATACTAAAAGTTGTGCGTTAGTTCTCTTGTTGTTAACATTATGTTTCTCCCAAAAATGGAAGTGGATATCTGAAAATATTATTGCTTTCATGTTAAGTCCTTGTAGATATCTGGGTCCAGTTTAGATATGTCATATTGATTAAAGAAGGATAAAAGGTTATCCCGGGAAAAGTTTTGGTGATAAATTATTGGGAGTGGGATTTTACGTAAGTGGAGTAGGTAGTGAAGTTTTAAGTTAATTAAAGGATTGTTAATTAAATAAACTTCTTCGATAGGATATTTATACCAGGAAGTTTGATTTGGGTCATCTATGTAATCTTGAATGGTATCAAATTCTTGAAGAAAAGCCTTTATCCTAACTTCCCCCATCCCTTTAACGCCAGGAACTTTATCTGATTTATCCCCGTTAAGGATTAAATACTGTAGGTGTTGTTTCGGAGAATATCCAGTTTCTTTTTCAACATTTAACTCACTTATCAAAGTATTCTTGAAGGGGTTAAATACGGTAACATTACCCCCAATTAGTTGAATAAAGTCCTTATCGGAAGATACAATGGTTACGTAACTATCACTTAAAACCCTTTTTATAACCATGTAAATTAAGTCATCCGCTTCCATATGGGGTTCCCAAAGAGTATTAATATTCGAAGTTTCACACAATCCTCGTATTTCATGTTTTTGTCGATTAAAAACTTCTGAGTCAAAAGTTTCGGATTTTTCTCGGATTCTGTAACCCGGTAGGATTTTTCTTCGATGTTCAGAACTACCCCCGTCAAAGGCAACAAATACTTGGTCGGCTTTAAATTTTTTAATTAAACCCCCTAAAATATAAAAGAATCCGAAAGGGAGAGCCGAAGATTCTCCCTTTCGATTAGTAAAATTAGAAAATTTATGGTATGCTCGATGGCATAGGTTATCTCCATCAATTAATAGGATTTTATCCTTAGACTGGGAAAAGGTTGGTGTGTTCTTCATCGATTTTCTCTTGGGTTTTTTCAATGGTGTTAATACTTGAGGCATCCAGTATATCGGCTAATAATTCTGGTTCTTCTCCCATAGCTAAATTAAAATCGTCCTTTCCGGAAGCTATTTCCTCTCCATCAAAATAATAAGCATTACCTCGTTTTTCTATTGTCTCTAGTTCTAGGAGTACCTCCCTTAACCCCGCAATTTTACTAAATCCTACTTCCCCATAAGATGGGTCAAAAATAACATTAGTTTTATGTGGAGCCCGGGGCCTAGCGACCTTGTTCTTTTTAATCCTGAAAGATATTTGTTTTCCTACAAGTTTTCGGTTAACTCCAGTACCTTCGTTAATCTGGGCCCCGGTATATAAACCTATTCGTTGTGCGGCATAAAACCTCATGGCTTTTCCCCCGGGGCTCGTTTCGGTATCCGCAAACATTGCATTAACTCCCACAGCATCCCGGATTTGATTTACAAAAATGGCTATAATCCCCAACTTAGAAAAAACGGGGTTAAGGTGTCTTACCATTCGGTAAATTGCTTTGGCCCTATTACCCATTTCTGCTTTCGCATCCATAGCAGCTGTACTCAAAGCTAACTCAGTATCTAAGGCAGCTAAGGAATCTACTACAATTACAATCGGTTCATTGTGCCGTAGTTCTGAACGATAATGGGTAGCGGCATCGTGTAAGAAATCCTGAATTTTTTCTACAGCTACTTCCGCAAGGTAGTGAATTTTATCCAAATCCAAACCATTAAGTTTAGCCCAACGTTCCTCGAAAGAAAACTCAGCATCTACTAAAATCCCCATCCCACCCAGCTCTTGGGCAGATTTCATGAAGTCGTAGGCTAACAAACTTTTACCAGACGACTCTTCACCAAGAAATTCTACCATTTTCCCCATCGGGATCCCACCCCCGAGATTATAATTAATCACGGGGGATTTAGAGGGAACCCAAATATAATCATCGGCAGGAATGATTATTTTAGAGGCTAACCCGGATTCCGGGTATTGAGTTAAAAAATTTTTACTCGCCATCTTCAGATCTTTTCTTACGTTTACGAGGCCTCGGTTGTGAACCAGCATCTCCACCCTCGTGGTCATCGGTATTTCCATCGGGGTCGTTAATAGCCATGAACTCAGCTAATTTTTCTTCTACATCATCATAGGAGGGAATTACGGCCTTAACCATAGACTCAAGGTTAATAGGTTTACTCCATTTACCCGTAATCGGAGTAGGTCTCATGGCACTTACCGAATATTCGGTATCCGTCATCCCTTTACCGGTTCTCTTAATTTTAAGATCATAACCCTCCTGGGGATCTGTAAAGTCCCCAAGGTCGGGATCAAGGAAAAAATCGATCATTTGGCCGTAAAGGCCTCCTGTGATTAACATTAATTTACCGGAGTTTTCTTCATCTATCTCTTTACCCCGTTCATCCTTATAAACCACAACGGGAAGAAGGAATCTGGATTTCGGCCGAAGAGTTTTTATCAAATTAGTAGCATCTGCTCCTTTTGATTCTTTTAACTCAGCGATTTTTTCCATAATTGGACAATCAAGTCCCATAGATGATGGAGAAATAATCCCCTTAATTTCAGGGCCTAAATACATGTGGGCTATTTCATAAGCCCATTCTTGACCCTCTTCTCCGGAAAGGACTCGAACTCGATAAGTACCTTCTTTGATAAAAATTAAATTACCATTCCCGGAGGATGCTCTCTCTTGGATTTCTTTGCGTTTAGCTGCTAAACGCTCTCTTAGTGTTTTGCTCATTTGTTTTAACTTTTTCTTAAATTAGCGGAAATTGTTTGAATTACATTTATCTTGAGTTTTAAAGCCTCAGCGATCCCGGTTATGATATTAAGGTGTTCTTTAGCCTTGTTTAAAGATGCAACCAACTCCTGGTAATCCTCGTCATTGTTTGCATAAGATTCCGCATACCTATCAGATATTCGAGATTCCTCATCCCTTTTAAGATCGAGAAATAATTCCGAATACAGGGAGGTTACTTGGAGTTGGATATCGGATACTACCCGGCCCAATTTAGCCTTAAGAGTACTAAAGTATCCGAAATTGGCCAAGGTAGATTCTGCCTCATTCTCAATATTATTTTCATCAATATGGAGTAATACTCCAACATTTATAACGAATGTCTCGTCCCCCACTGATATGGAGATCTTGTTTATAATTTTACTGTTCTTCACTATAAAAGGTTTTGGTTTAGAAAATCTCTAACTGCATCCTTACGGATATCCAGATTCCAGGTTGGGACCGTAAAAGTAGCGGGTCCTAAATCTTGGAAATATTCATTTTGTACATGGTTAAATACAGCACTCACTACCCGTTGAAACCTAAGGTCATCTATCCGAGATCCGTTAGTTTCAACCATTTTTTGTTCTTTACATACCGGAACAAATATTGTGTGGGTCAATCCTTGGTAAGCGGACATGGCTTCAATAATAAACCTAGCAGTAAAAGATTCATCAGTTATATGGGTAACTGTTTGCATTAAATAATATACCACGTTATCTATGGGACTTCGGTCCGTTACAAACATCTTTTCCCGAGATATAAGTTGGGCTCTTCTATCTAACACATAGGTTTGAAATAATTCTCCAAACTTGGGATTACTATGGGATAAAGCTATTACTTCTCTATGACCTGTTTCTTTGTAACCTAAAGCCCGTAAATCTTTTTTTTGGGATTCTGTTAATAACTTAGAAAAACTAGATCCGGGTATATAAACTAAACCGAACTCCTCAGCTATAAATTTTGCTAAGGTCGTTTTCCCGCTTCCCGAAGGTCCAAATAAGGCTATCTTCATGATATTTAAGTTGTTATTTATAATATATATAAGTATTGGATTAGTAAAAAACACTTAAGTGTTAAAATTTTCGGATAACCCCACAATTGGTACAAATAATCAACCGATCCACCACCACTTCTTTACCGTCCACCATATCATATTTTTTTTGGACTTGACTTTCATCGGCCCCACAAACAGGACATATACCCTGAATAATTATTTTTGGGGTTACTTCAGGTAACGGTATGTTATTTACCCACTCGGTTAATTCCTCAGCAAAATTTTGTTCCCCGGCGATAATAAGTTGTTTAGCATATTCCCTTATAGCGGCCCGGGCTTTTGGATCAGTGTCCAACCTTAAAACAAAATATTGAGCTTTGGGGTCCTCTTCCTTGAGTTCTCCAGTTTTTGGATCTCTTTTTACTACAAAATACTTACCAGATTTAAGTTTTCTCATTTATGCGTTTATTAAAGTTAATTTAGATGACTCCCAATTAATAGTATCC